ATGTTTGTTCGTCTGGTAAATCTATATAACTATCTAACCAATTCATATATCGTATTTTTTTAAATCGTTTTGTAAGTATTCTATTTGTTCTTGCATTTGTAAAAGTTGTTTGTTTTTATCAGCTCTTAACATTGCGAAGCGTTTTTTTAAAACTTCATTCTCCACATTTAAACCGTTTACATATTGTCCTATCTCGGTCATACCTTGCACCATATTTTTAAGGTCTGTATTTGCAGGTTTTTGTTTACTCCATTCCATAACTAAATTAGCTATGTGGTTAAACCAAAGGTTGTATGATTGTTTTTGTAGTAAAGTCATTATATTGATAAACCAAAAATGAAACCTAAAACAACTAAGGTTATAGATAATCCAATTACTGCTGCTAATTTAATAAAATCTCTTTCTTCTTTTAGTTCTTTTTCCCTTTGCTGTAAATCTGCCTTAGTATAGACTTCAATACGGTTTTTTCTTGTTTCAATGTGTAATCCTGTTTTTGTAGTTTTCATAATAATTGTTTTAGTTTGTTATTGTTAGTACAAATATACAACTTTATTTTAGTTATAAACAAATAATTAACTATTTTTTTTATTTATTTTTTCTTTTATCTGAAAATAACTATCCCAAACCCCTGTTTTATTTTCTTCGTTTAAGTTTATTATTGCAGCGTCTTTTTCTTCCAACAGATAACAGGGCTTTAATATTTTCTTTTTAGTCCATAGAGTTGTATCGGGACAATAGATATCTTTTGTCTTTAGTCCTTTTAAATTATTTAACCAAAACATATAGTTTCCTTTTGGGTCGTTTACTAAGTATAATGCAACCTTACCTGTTTGTATTAACTTATCGTGTTTGAATTTTTCTAATATCTTCGTGTCATAATAAGTTTTTCTAAATTTCATTTCAATAACACATTCCTGTCCTTTTGGTGTTGTGCCTGTGGCATCCCAACTCTCATTCCCTTTGCCTGTGTGGGTTAAGTTCCAACCGTCAAGGTTTAAAAGTGTTACTACTGCCTTTTCCCAATTATGTATTTTTTCTATCATTTGATTTTGTTATATACGTTATCAATATCTTTTATCCACATTACTAATGTTTTAGGTTTACAACTGCAAGGCTCGTGATATTTATGGTTTAAATATCGAGCGTGTAAGGTACATAAAAGCCTGTACTGTTCTTTTGTTAGCTTAGTAGTAACATTTGCTTTAAAGTCAATCCAATCTTCTTGGTCTTGTATTCTCATAATTCTATATTTATATCGTTCCAATCATCACGTCTTTGGTCGCATCCGCAATCGTCACCCCATATTTTTTTTACCATCCAATGAATACCAGTATAGTAAGTAATGTAATAAACTAAATCCCCTAATCTCATAAATTTTCTCTTTTAATATAAAATGCATTTGTGTATTTCATAAGTTTACAATCCCATTGACTTACATTGCTATAATCAACAAAATAAAACTCAGCAGTATTTTTATCTATAATATAAACAAACCAATATAAATCTATTTTATTTAATCCTTTTTTATGTGCTTCTTCATTTACAAGCAAGTGAGAATATTTGGTGTATTTATTGGTTTTAACATCTATTCTTTTACCTTTTAATATAAAATCAGCGTTCTTGCTTGATTTAAAGTCTAATAGATTTGCTAAATTAAAATCTATATTTTTTTGACTTAAATATTCTATCGCTATCAACTCCCCTAAAACACCTAAAACATCAACCTGTTTATTTTTAACACCCCTATCAAACCTTTTATTAATTTTATTATTTTCCTTATTCATTACGCCTCTAGCATATCCAATTTGCTCAGCAATTAACCAGAACGAACTTGGGAAGTTAAATTTAATCATAACTTATTTTTTATATGTTTCTTTGCGTTTGTATATGTATTGTAAAGCGAGTAATAACTTATTTTTGTGTTTCTGCTTAGTTCCGCAACGCTTACACCCTTAGCAACTATTTCAAATATCTTTTTGTCGTACCAATACATTTCATCTAATATGGTATCTATTTTGTCACGTTGGTTCGCCCATTCAGTTTCATTAATACCACTTTCTTGTATTTCTTTAAGTTCGTTAATGTCGTTTAAATAAACCTTTTTTTGTCTTAAACTAGCTTTGTATAAATTTGTATAAATACCCCTTAGAACTTTATAGCAGTAATAATGGTTTATTTCGTCTTTATAGTACAAGTCTAAACCTTTTTTAACATCAGCATCTAATTGAATATACATTTCCATTACAACGTCCTCACTCATTGACGGGTTGCAGCCGAAACTTTTTACGATATTATTCCAATCGTTATGTTTTTTGTAAGCGAGTTCAAGAATTTTCATTTATTTATTTTAATTAAAAAGGTGCTTTTATTTGTTCGTTTGGTTTGTGAAACATAGGGCTTTTTGATAATGTGTCTTTATTTGGTGTCAGTGTTCTTGGTACAAAGTATTCTAATGGGTCGTATATCTCACCAACTACAAAAGGCAGCCCAAACTCATTAATGCTAAAGCTAAACGTTTCAAAAGCATAACCTCTAGAACGTTTGCAGCTTACTGTTATCCATTCCTTATTGACTGTATTTATTTCAAGTTGTATTTGATTTTCTGTCTTTTTTTCCAAGAAGCTGCCTAAATGTCCTGTTGGCTTGTCGCTTCCATAATTACTATGTATTACTGTTATTATATGACAATCATATTTAGCCGATAATTGCATTATTTTTTGAACACATAAATTTGATTCTTCTAAATTATTCACATCAGACACTAAATCTGCAATTCCATCAATAATAACCAAACCGTTTTTGCCTTTGTTTTGTTCCAAACAATGCTCTATGAATTGTAAACGTTCCTTATATCCTATCGTTCTAAGAGCGTAAGTATGATAACAACCAATTTCTTTGGTGTTACTCATATCTTGAACACGCTTAAAAACCCGTTGAGCGTGCCAGTGACCTTGTTCTGTATCAAAGTGCATTAAGCAACGTCCGTCACGATGTCCTTTTAATTTACCGCCAAAGTTATTGCCACCGCTTAAATAAACCGAAGCTAATAAACTTACAAAGAATGTTTTTTTCGATTTTGGGGGGGATTGTACGAATGAGAAATTGCCATAAGTACCAATTGGAATAGGCATTGTAATATCACCGCCTTTCGCCTGTATAGTTTTTTCCCCTAAACTTAAAGCGGTTGGTGGGTACTCCATAACTGATGATGTATCAATAGCACATTCCTCGGCTATTAACTCCATCAGCATATTATGGGTTGTTTGTTCTTCTGTTATTTTTTCCATTGTTTTGTATTGTTTTGTTTTTATTAATCTTCTGGAAATAGTTTTTTACCTATTATTAAACCTAGCTGCCCAACTATGTAAGCTATCACTAGCCAACCTATCGCTTTAATCATTTCTAGCTTCTTCTATTTGTTGTTCCATTATTTCGGTTAGTTCTTCAATTGCTTCTGAAACAAAATACGCTTCTAAATCGTCAATATAAATAATATCTTTATTAAGTTTAGAACTATAATCAATATATTCTACTAAAGCATCTTTTAAATCTGAATCATAATAATAAACATCTTCGCTTACATTAATATTTTCGTTGTTATCGGTTGCAATATAAACAGAATATCCGTCTGCCGTTGATTCTTCATAAATATAAAAATCCTGCAAACCCCATTCATCTGTTAGTTTGAAATTAAAATAATTTTCTACTTCTTTTAAATTTTCCATAATTTTTGTTTTTGTAAAGGTAATAAAAAAGGCGGTTATTACACCGCCCTAATTTGTTAAAATGGTAAGTCGCTCGTTTCAGCTTCTTGTACTACTTCCTTAGCTTCTTCTCGTTCAGCCTTTACGATGTTACCATCAGTCCAAACCACTTGACCGTTCCCAATGTAAGTTCTTGGTTTCTTAGCTTCACGTTCTTCTTGTGTTTGACTAATCATAATCGATGCGTTATTTCCGTATCGTGTTTCATCGTTTACACTCATTGTAAGATTTACATAAACCGCCCCGTCTTTTCCTGCGATAAATTTCTCCTTTGGTAATTTGTCCACTCTTAGTGAATAGTTGATAATTGCTCCCATAATTTTACTTGTTTTTAATTGTTATTATTTATTATTATTTTTAAATGATTCTGATTCGTCCTCTCCGAAAACCCCCAACTCGTAAAAGCCTGTTAATTTTAAAACCGCTCGGCTCATTGCTCGTTTCTCTGCCATTTCTGGAACATACCAACTATTTGTTGAACCATCTTTATAATTAGCACCTTTTAAGGCACTACCAAAGGTTTCAATAGTTGCCGAACCTTTATGTGCTATGGCTTTAAATACTGCAAAATTTGGCTCGCACCTTACGACTTCATAAGTTATTTGTATTTTTGCAACCGCTTGTATTTTATCAATTCCGCTTCTGGTAATGATTAAATAATGTTGATGTTTATATACATCTTCTTTTTCTAGTTTATACTCTTTGTATAACTCTGT